AATAATGTTACAAAAGACCACCGCACAAAATAAGATAGCCCAACTAAAAAAAAGGGTTCGCATTGTGCGTGGAGGCACATCCAGTTCCAAGACGTTTAGCATTATTCCGATGCTGATTACCTATGCGGTGCAGAAAGATAACACCGAAATAAGTATCGTATCGGAATCCATCCCACATTTGAGGCGTGGTGCTATTCGTGACTTTCTTAAAATTATGCAGATGGTGGGGATGTACGATCCCAACAAATGGAATAAGTCATCTTTGACCTATACTTTTTCCAACAATAGTTTCATTGAATTTTTCTCCGCTGACCAACCTGATAAATTAAGGGGTGCGAGGCGTGATGTGTTATTCATCAATGAGTGTAATAACGTAGATTGGGAGTCTTACTACCAACTTGCTATTCGTACCCGAAAGTTTATATACTTGGATTACAACCCAGTAACTGAATTTTGGGTTGATACGGAACTTGTACACGATGCGGATTCCGAGATGATAGTCCTTACCTACAAAGATAATGAGGCGTTGGATTTATCAATCGTTGCCGAGATAGAAAAAGCCAAAGAAAAAGCCGAAACAAGCGAATATTGGCGTAATTGGTGGGCGGTATATGGACTTGGTCAAATTGGAAATCTTGAAGGGGTTATATTCAGCAACTACCAACTTATTGACACCATCCCAAGTGATGCAAGGTTATTGGGTTGCGGTGTTGACTTTGGTTATTCAGTTGATCCGACTGCCATCGTTGAAGTGTATCAATACAATGACCAAAGAATAATAAAAGAAATTTGTTATCGAACGGGGATGCTAAATTCCGACATTGCCAAAGTTTTACCAAAGGGAGTTCCTGTCTATGCAGATTCTGCGGAACCTAAATCAATTGAAGAAATACGCAGATTTGGAATTAGTATCAAAGGGGTAACCAAAGGTAAAGATTCAATCAATTACGGTATTCAGGTTATGCAAGGTCAAAACTATATGATAACCAAAGATTCCACGAACCTCATAAAGGAATTGCGTGGGTACTGCTGGGACAAAGGAAAAGATGGGAAAACCTTACCGATTCCCGTAGGTGATGACCACATCATCGATGCGTGGAGGTACTTTGAGATGGAATCACTTGGGTTAAAAAAGAATTTTGGCAGTTACGACATACGTTAAAACATACAATAAATCAATCGTTAATTATATGATGGAAATAACCATACCAACCAAATTGAGTGAAATCCCCTTGTATCAGATGCAAGAATACGAATCCCTAAAAATGGATGCGGAAGAAAGGGCATTAAATGCGGTTGCAATCTTTTGTAATATCTCGTTATCAGAGGTGAGTAAATTACCATTGAAGATTTTAAATCACGCCTTGGATTTAATTACCAAGTGTTTGGATGAGAAACCAAGGTTTCAACACAGGTTTACCTACGAAGGTGTGGAATACGGATTTATCCCTAACTTGGATGAAATCAGTACGGGTGAATTTGTTGACCTTGATTCCTATCAGAAAGAAGGAATGGCACTTTGGAAAATGATGTCGGTGCTATATCGCCCCATCGTTACACAAGGGCAAAACAACCGATATTTAATTGAGCCTTATCAGGGCAAATTAAACGAGAGTTTTAAACAAATGCCAAGTGACATTGCATTCGGATCGCTGGTTTTTTTTTGGAGTTTAGGAAACGATTTAATGAGTTATATCCTGAAATTTTCGGAGACGCAGAGGGAAAAACTGATGAACACCAGTTCAACAAAAAATGGGGGTGGATGGGATTCATACATCTCCTTACTGACGGAGATGTCACAAAATTTGACGCAGTTAGCAAACTCCCCATGCACACCAATACGATGTGGGCTGCTTACAAGAGCGACTTGGCAACATTGGAAAGACAAATTATTAATAAAGCAAAACGATGAATAATAACATAGGCACGGCATTCGCCATTGTTCAAGAAATATCAGAGGAATTAGGGTGGAACTATTCCCACGGAAATTTGACCGAAATGGGTTTCAAAGCCGTTACGGTTTATCCGTTAACCCATTTAACCATTCAAACGGTTCAATTAAACGACTATGTGTCAACCATTCAGATGAATGTGATTATTGCAGACATTGTCAATTTTTTGAAGGGTGAGAATGAACAAGAATCTTTGATTACTTTGTATTCCGAGCAAGGATATACCGAAAATCAAAACTATGCCCACATTTTACAGGACCTTTATGTTAAGTTCAGTTTGAAATTGCGTGAAAAAGAAATGCAGTACAATCAATCTATTATGATTCAGAAACCAATTGCATTCGTGCCATTCATTGAGGCTGACAAAGATGTGTTGGCTGGGTACAACATTACCATCAATATGGATGTTCAATCACCTTGGGTAACCGATTGTTACAATGAAGTATAAATTAACCGAGGCGGTTGTTGAGAGGGCATCAGACTTTTTTGCATCCCAAGCCAAACTTGAACTCCAAGCCAAACGCCCACGGATGGCTATTCGTGCAACTTGGAAAAAGGTTGGTAATGGATGGCAGCCCGTAAGCGTCAGAAAAACTACTATCCGTTCAAACTATGTTGCATCGGGTAACTTGGTGCGTTCATTACAAGGTTATTCCAAAGGCTTGGAATTTGGTGTGCAGATGGATTGGTACGGACAAGCCATTATCAACGGAAGGCAGCCCGAAGGGAAGTACAAAGGGGGCAAAGGTATTCCAACGGATAAAATTAAAAATTGGGCAAAGATGAAAAACATCAAGCCCCGAAATATTAAGACTGGGCAGTTTATCAAGAACTCGGAAGAAAACCGAAGGGCTATGCTATTTATGATGAACCGTAAAATTAAGCACTTTGGTATTGAGCCATTTGATTTCATTAAGATGCCCCGAAGGGCAACACTTGCAAAGTATAGAGATGAGATTGCAGCAGCAGTAAAAAAAGACATACAAAACAATTTAAGAAATGAACTTTAACGAACAACCAAGCGGGCGTGTTGGGGCGTTGTCCTCGATGATATATCAGGCATATGATAGCCTTTATGCAAGTGCTGGATTCTATTATGAATTTAAAGTATTTGCGTGGAGTGGTACAACTACCATCCCAGCGAACCCCAATGCAACTATTCAAAAATTCCCTGACCAATTTGGTAGCGGAAGGGCGTGGATAGATGTACATAAGATTGTACAACAACAACTCACAAGTGATTTCTTTACGGATGGCACTTATAAACCAAACATTGGTGGGGGTGCTTGTTATGTTGCGGTAAAAGTACAAGGGAAATATACAGCTGGTTCAACCTCGGTGGTGACATCCAACACGGTGTTGGCTACAATGGGCTATGTATATACCTCGGAAGGGTTTAACGCCTCTTTAACAGGTCCCGTGTTCACCGATAAGGAAACATTTTATATTACACAAGGTGCTGAATCGTATTACATTTGGTACGATGCCGATGTAATTACTGGCATCACCATTGGTGCAACTACAATCACACCCAACACGGTAAGCACATCTTCAACCAAAATTCAGGGAGTGGATTTGATTCAGTTGTTATCGGCTGCGGCAGTTAGCGGAAACACCAACGTGACGTTCACAACGGCTTCAACATCTTATGTATTCCCGATTGTGAGAAATTGTTTAAATCGATACGGGAATGTAACTGCACATTTTTTAAATAAGTGGGGTGTGTACGATTCGTATTGCTTTAATGCGGTGAGCAAAAAGACGCAAAATGTATCATCTGAAATTTACGAGAAGCCTATTTACCGACAAACTGATTTATCACAGGCGTGGGATTACGGTGTGCAAGTGATGACACCTTTTAACGTGAACGCAAAAACCCAGTTAACAATCAACACGAATTGGATTCCTGAAAACGATAACCAAGTAATTCAACAAATGTTTTTGAGTAGTTCAATAATTGTAGATGATTTTTCAGCAAGGGTGACGGATTCGGCATTTGCAGAAAAGAAACGTGTAAACGACAAGTTAATCGACTACACTATTCAACTTGAATTTAACCAGCCTTTAATAAATAAGATAGTACGATGAGATTTTCACTTGTTATTGAAAATGTGGCGGTGGATTTGTTCAATGATGAATCCATACAACTTGTACGACAAATTAAGGACTATCAGGATTTATCAAATAGCAAAACCGACTTTACACAACAATTTGTAATACCATCCACAAGTATCAATGATCCGATATTCCAAAACTACTTTGATGAGAATGCGGTGTTTAGTGGTTGGAACGCATTTATAAAATTAGATGCTCAAATATTCATTCATTCGCTTCCTGTGTTTACGGGGTGCGTTGAGTTAACGGGTGTTGAGTTCAAAAACGGATTGCCACGCCAATATAACCTTGTTTTCTACGGGCAAGGGAAAAATGCAATGTCTCAATGGGGCGAAAAAACCCTACAAGAAATAGATTGGAGTGATTACAACCACGTTGTCAGTTATGCCAATGTGATTTCATCTTGGGGCGGTGGCTTGGTTGGTGGTTCAATTTTATATCCAATAGTTGATTGGTACAAGGGAATGCAGTATTGCAGAACCCCAACGGTTCAAAACAATATGTATGGGGGTGGTACTGCCCTAAATGGTGGATTTTTGGTTAACGATTTACGCCCAGCAGTCCTTTTAAAGGATATGATAAGCACTTGTTTTGATTCTATTGGTTATACGTTATCAGGTTCGTTATTGGATAGAGATGAGTTTGATGATTTGTATGTTGCCCCAATGGGGACATCAGGACCGATTCAGAATAGTTCAAACCAAAATGCAAAATTCAAGGTTACATCAGGAAGCCAAACAATTACAACTCCTGCCTTTGGATATCAATTTTTAACATTTACAACGGTTGTAAGTAATCCAAGTGGGGCTTGGAATAGTATAAATAATTGGTATTTGACATATTTACAAGGTGATTACACCTTTAGATTTTCTTGCGATGTAACTGCTAATGGTGGATCGGTTGCATTTGTTTTTGCGGGGGCAAATAATCCTTTTAGTTATAATAACTCAATTACGGGTACTGGTCCTTATTCAGTAGAATACACCGTTAGTTTCAATACAAATGTAAAAGCACAAATTGCAATAGTTGCTGCAAGTGGGTGTACAATTAATAATTTAGTTTTTGAATTAATTAAAGTTCCATTTGGAATTGAAGGTACAACCCTCAACATTGTTGACACGATGCCACAAATGAAGGTTAGTGACTTTATGAACGGAATTTTGAAAACCTTTAATGGGGTTTTAATTCCAGTTAACCAAACCGAATTTGAGTTACACAACATTGATGATTATTACGCCCTCGGTAGTACAAAAGATTGGACAAAATACATTGATGTGGAAAACATACGACACGAAAAAATGTCGATACCACGCCAAATAGAAATGAAACACAAGGAAGGTGAAGACCAAGGCTCTTTGAATTTTGTATCTAATTTCAATCGTTTGTTTGGTGAGATAAAGGCTTCGCCTGATGTTGACTTTGCCAACGATGAGTTAATGATTGAAACCCCATTCAATGTACTTGTACCATCAATCATAAAAGAGGTCAATGACAAGGGGCAATATGTAGGCAATACTAATTTGCAAATTCCCGTGATGCTTGACAACGACAATAAGCAAGTCAAACACGACTTACTTTTGTTTTACTATGTCGGTCAAACCAACACGACTTACACCTATGACCTGAACCAAACAACACAATTTGCTTACCCTTTAATTTCAAGTTACTCCGAATTCCCAACGACTGAAAATTCATATAGTTTGGCGTTCGGTTTAGAAACTACCATCCAAGGGGATATGGCAACCAAAACGATGTTCACCCAGTATTGGCAAAAGTATTTATCACGCCTATTCTCATCAAGAAGCCGTGTGGTTTATTTCTCTGCTATCTTACCCGTTGGGGAGTGGTTAAATTTGCAAATGAATGACACGATTGCCGTGAGTGGTAATTACTACAAAATTCAGCAAATAGAATACGATATGCTGAATGAACGTGCATCGCTTCAATTAATCAGTTATCCTGATGTTGACATTTTACGAATCGCCTCTGATGGAATTACACCAAGTTGGGAAAATGCCACAAGCAACCCAGCAGGTACAACCCTTTTGAATGGTGATATAGTTGGAAGGGCAATTACCAACGCCATCCCCTTGGTGGGTGGTGGCTTGTCAACTGGTACACTTGGAAAAGTTGAGTATTTAGATTCCAATACAAATTGGCATCAAGGTAGTTTGAATGAGTTGGTAAAAAGAAAACGAATCAAAACGGGGCAAGGACTTGACCAAACGGTTACAATTCCAACAAATGAAACTTATGTTGTTGTGCCATTGACAACCGAGTATCAAACTGGTGACACCCAAGACTTGGTATTTTCAACGGCTACCGATTCAATAACGCCCTTGTATGGCGGTCAATTTAAAATCACTGCCGAGTTATCTTATGAACACGGACAAAGCCACGATTTGACATTCGCAATAATGGTTGGCGGTAAGCCTACTTTTTCAATTGCGGTATTAACCTCCAATAAAGGAAATGCAACTTTGAACGGGTACTTTGACATTCCTTTGTCAGCACCTATACAAATGGCACTAAAAAAATCAAGTGGAAGTAGTCACGCCATAGATATAGGGGTGGCAACGCTAATGGTTGAGCATATATGATAACACAAATAATTAAATTAGTCCAAACTAACGAGTTTTATGGCGTTAGTTCAAATGTAGAGATAGCCAAAGGGGCGTACCAATACGCCACAACTTGGAAGCAAACATTTAAAAAAGTAAAAAGATGGCAGAAAAAATAGTCATACCAATAGAGGTACAAGGCTCAAAGGCAGTTAAAGACATTAACAAAGTCAATGATGCCCTTGATAATACGGGCAAGGCTGCCGAAGGTAGTAAAAAAGGCTTCGGAAGTTTAGCGGGGCTTTTAAAAGGCGGTCTTGGTATTGGGGCGGTAATGTCATTACTTGATAGCCTTGGCGGTGCATTGATGGAAAACCAAAAAGTTCAGGATTTAATGAACAAGGCTATGGTGGTTTTTCAGGGCGTTGTCAATGGAGTTATTGAAGTTCTTGAACCATTGTTTGGATGGTTGGAAAAAGTATTCAAGGATCCAGTTAAATCAATCAAGGAATTTGGCGAATTGGTTAAGCAAAATTTGATTAATCGTTTTAACGGATTATTGGAATTGATACCGCAATTAGGTAAAGCACTTTCATTATTATTTAAGGGTGAGTTTACCGAGGCTGGTAAAGTAGCGGTTAACGCCTTTGGAAAAGTTGCACTTGGTGTTGAAGATACCGTTGGGTTAGTTGAAAAAGGTGTAAAGGTGGTAAGTGATGCGGTTGTAAAAATAGGCAAAGCCACAAAGAAAGCATTTGACAACAAAGATGCCCTTGCGGCTGCCGAAAATAACCTTGCGAGATTATCAATTTTGTTTCAGGGTATCGTTGAGAAATATGATTTGATGGCTGAAAAGCAAAGGCAGTTGAGGGATGATGAAACCAAAACCATTGAAGAACGTATAAAAGCGAATGAGGAATTATCAAAGGTATTAGATGAAGGGCAGAAAAAAGAACGTGAAAACATTGAAGCCCGTATTGGCATCATCCAAATGCAAAATAATCTTTTGGGTAAAACCAAAGAACGGACAAACGAAATATTATCACTTCAACAAGAATTAACGGGAATTGACGCTAAATACGCTGGTCTTAAATCCGAGCAATTAACAAATATCAATTCACTTGAAAAAGAAAAAATCGAGTTAAAACGTGCCGAGGTTGAAGGCACACTTGAAGCGAATAAGATTATTGCAGATAGCGAAGCGGAATTGGCTGCCGAGGGAATGGATCAGTTTGAGAAAAAGATGGCTGCCATCCAACAGGAATACGAAGCCCGTAGAAAGTTGCTTGATGATGAGGTAAGCCAGTTGAAGGAAGGCACACAAGCCTATGTTGATGCAACCAATGAAAAGAAAGTTTTGGATGCTCAATATACGGCAGACACAAAAGCCCTTGCAAAAGAACGTGCGGACTATGAAACCGAACAGGCGAAATTAG